CTGGCAAAGAGCTGGCTGACAGGAGATGGGACAGCCTCCGTACTAAGAACCTCGACAAACTTCTCTAACTACCGGCCCCGTCATTGCACGGGGCTTTTTCATGGCAAAATTGAAGGGCAGCGGTGCGCTAACACCCTGCCCACGACCAACCGCACTACCGGCTGATGGGACGAGTTTATCTGGGGCACATCGATCCCGAATACTTGTGGGATCGGTTTGATTACAAACCACTCACAGGCGAATTGATCCGTAGATACTCCGATCAATTTCGCCATAAGGCTGGGACTGCTGTTGGAGGCAAGACGCCACGCGGGTACTTGAAAACCCCGATTCGTGGCCGTCAGACAATGCTGCATCGTGTCATCTACGCCTGGGTAACTGGTGCGGAACCTGCTGATGGTCTGCACATTCACCACATCGACCACAACCCCAGCAACAACGCTTGGCACAACCTTGCGGTTGTTACAGCGGCGGAACACAAAGCACTACACAAGAAAAACTTGACAGCTAGTAGTAGAATCTAGAAGGGAAAGAGTATCTAAGTGCCTTCTAACACACAAGATGTCCTGGCATCACTAAGAAAGAGGTCGCTGGTACAAGACGACGTAACCGACCCCGGCGGCAGAATCTACCGGGACTCCAAAGGCCAGATCTACCACTCAGTCACCCGAATCCTCCAAGCCACCCAAGACGAGCAAGCCCGTAAAGCACTGGAGCGCTGGCAGGAGAGGCTGGGACCACAGGAAGCTACGCAGCAGCGAGACGTAGCAGCCCGCAGGGGCACAATGGCCCACAACCAGCAGGAGTATTACCTAAAAACAGCAATGCAGCTGGCGCGTAATGCTGCCAATCGCCGCAACGCCATTCACTGGGACGACCAAGGCTTAGCCCGCATCCCCACCCCCATAACCAAGTGGGCACTGGAGCGTGTCCACCCCAACCTCCCCCCAGTGGGCTGGTCTGGAGCAGGTTATGCAAGAAGCCTTTCAGGATTCATCCGCGAGAATGTAACCGAAATCTTTGCCAGTGAATTCAACAGTTACCACCCCGGTGGATGGGCTGGAACTTGTGACGCCTTGCTATCACTGAAGAACAGAGGCTCTGGATTATACGTTGTTGACTGGAAAACCAGTGTTAAACGTAAAACAGACGACGAAGACCGCCTCCCTGAAGGTCATAGTTACTTACACCAGTGTGGCGCATATTCTCTTAGCCTTAAATATATGACAGGTCTTGATATAGCTGGAGCAGCTGTAGTCCTCGCCCGCCGCTGTGGTCCTCCCAACGTCCACATCATGGACAGAGATGAGCTGGCGCAAGCAGAGGATGCTTTCGTCGCCCGGTCCATTCAATACTTTGAAAACCTCGAAATTCCCATTCAAGCCTAAAAACTCCATTCATACTGTGTAAGAAATTCGCCATTCATAGCGATGGCTGGAGCAATGCTGATTCTCGCTGGCGTTCTCATCGGTCTCTACGGCCTGGCCGTGCTGCTAGGTGACCGTGAGCCCGACGGGACTGTACGGGACAGTATCAGGGTGAGACGTAAGAATCTCAACCGGAAAGACTGAGAAGCCCCACCACAAGGGCAGGGCTGGAGCTCAAGCCTCCGGCTCTTGCATGGGAGGAGATCGCAGCAAGTCGATGCAGGGCTGGGGCATGTCACCCTGTCTGGCAGCAGAACGCAGGCCACTCTCTACAAGCATCAAGGAAACATCCGCAACGGAGCGGCCTTCAAGTTCTGCCCATAGCTGGAGCACTTCAAGATGTAGCGCTGCAGGTGACAGCGCGACGCGAGGACGTTCAGCCATTACTTGGCTCCTTTGCGGGAGGGCTGGCGCTTACCGGCATGTGCGCGGCGTTTTGGTTTTTCCACAAGTTTTGGCTGGGGATTCTGTGGAAAACCGCCGGCGGCCAGAACTGCCTCAGCGGTCAAGGTTTGGTGGCTGACCTTGGCGCGGTCGAGCACTTCCTGGAACGCAGCGGCTTGGCGGAGTTGCTGCTGCTTGGCGTGAAGCTCGGGCAACGTCTCTAGGTTCCATCGACTGGAGCCAATTTTTGATGCTTCGGCGCGGTTCTCCGCCAACCAAACCAGAACCGAGTCATCACAGGGGTGGTTCTGGGCCAGCCAGAGCTTGTCTGCAAACTCAATTTTTAGGCGCCTGTCTGCCTCACGCTGTTCTTCCCTGGTGCGTCGTTGCTCTTTCTGCGAGTGGTTCATGGGGTGCCAAGCTAGGCGAACCTTTACACACTACACCACCGCGCAACGTTTGACAGCTGGCCGGTGGTGTGGTTAGTATGTAAGGCGAAGCAACCTACCCCGAACTAGGGGCCACAGTATGACCTACAGAAATCAGTGGTTTGAGGGTCGCAGCTCCCGGCGCCAGTTGCCGCTTGAGTGCATTGCAGATTGCAGCGCTCAGGGCTCAGTCGATGATGCGGTCGCCTTCTGGCTGGAACGTCTGAGCTTTGACGGTCCCGCGTGGTTGTTCCGTGAGTATCTCCGGGAGTTTGGTTGCTGGGACGCTTCCCAGCTGTGCGATCACCAGGAGAACCGGGCCCGCGTGCTCTGGACTTGGGCTTGTAACTGTGCCGAAGAGCCCGGCGCCTACGACTTCCTGTATCTGGGGATTTGACAGTTGGCCGCTTCCGGGCTTACTGTTGCACAAGTCAAACCTAACCCGCTCTAACTGGAGCGCTCACCTCATGGCTCACACTTTCCAGTGGACTGGCTCCCATGTTGCAGGCTCGACAGCTTGTGCAGTCGTGCGCTACGCCGGGCCGACTAACACTCGCGGCAGCCGCTGGCTTGCTTCTATCAGGCGGGACCGCGAGACCGTATGGCGTGGTTCGGCAACCTTTGAAGAGGGACCGATTACCGCAGCCCTGCGAGCTGCAACCAAGGGCGGCGTTGAGTGGTCCTGCATCAGTTGCCACAGCATCGACGCGGATACCTACGCCATCGGCTTCTGACTGGCGCAACTGCTGACCTGGTGGCCCGGCCTAGTTGCCGGGCTTCTTTGTGCCGGGACACATTACACTAAGGGCAAGCAGTAAGCATCACTAACCGTGGCGGATTCGGACGGCCAAGAAGTAAAGAAGCCGCTCACCGTTGCGAACGATGAGACCAAACGCTGGCGCGGTGGCAAGGGTACGCAGCAGCGGATGGACGAGCGAATGAACTACGCCTACGCAACGATGCTTGAGGGTGGGACCAGACGGCAGGTCCTGCAGAAAGTGATGGATCGCTTTTCGGTGTCTGAGGTCACCGCATCGCGGGACTACACAGCGGCCATGGCGCTTCTGAAGACGGAGCAAATCGAAACGCGCGACAATTTACTTAACCAAATCCAGGCACTGCGCCTAGCAACTGTGCAGAAGGCACTGCGCAAAGGCCAGCTGCAGACAGTCGCAATGCTGCTGAAAGACATGGGCGCGGTGATCAATGAGGCTGGCGTGGAGCAACAGGCCGCGGCCGCTCCGACCCTCAATATCTCCATCGACGACAAGCGAAGCGCAGCCAATTAGCAAGCCGGCTGGATCGCTTGACCTCTGCCCCCTGCGGCTGTATTGTTACAGGGTAACGAACCGGGTCAACTGTCCCATGCTCAAAGCCTCCGCCTGCCTGTTCTTCGTTGGCGCTGCTTCCACCGCAGCCCTGCCGATCGCTTGCGGCCTCGCCGCTGCCGGTGCTGTCTGCCTCTGGGCCGATCGCGTCAGCTGATCGCCGCGCCTTTACTCCCCGGGACTGATAATCATTCCCATCTCCCGGGGGGAGGGTTCGCAATTGTGAGCGGTGTTGCGAATCCCTAGGAACCTACTGATATATCCGCGTTTTCTTCCTCTGTTACACAGGGGGGTAGGGTTGCAATTCCTGTACTACCCTAGAAAGTACCCCCAAAAATACGAATGACAGCCACGGCTGCTGGAACCCTCAACCTTCGATATGCGCAGGGCGAAGTATTCCGAAGTCGCAAGCGTTTCCGGGTGCTAGTAGCGGGTAGACGTTTCGGAAAGAGCTACCTCTCATGCATCGAATTGCTGCGTGGGGCGATCGAAAGGCCGGGCGAAACATTCTTTTATGCAGCCCCTACATACCGGATGGCGAAAGACATTGCCTGGAAGGTAATGAAAAAGCTAGTCCCGAAAGCCTGGATCAAATCGAAGAACGAAACGGACCTGAAGATCGAGCTAGTGAACGGCTCGACGATCGAACTGAAGGGCACGGAAAACGCGATGGCCCTGCGCGGTAGAAGCCTGGCTGGCGTGGTGCTGGACGAAGCCGCCTTCATGTCGAGCGAAGTCTGGTTCGAGGTCATCCGCCCAGCTTTGGCCGACAAACAGGGGTGGGCACTATTTATTTCCACCCCCGACGGCACGGCCAGCTGGTTTTACGAACTCTGGCAATACGCCGACAGCGGCGACGAGGACTGGAGCCGGTGGCAATTCACGACGATCGATGGCGACAACGTCCCACCGGAAGAAATCGAAGCCGCCCGTGGCCAACTCGACGCCCGCACCTTCCGCCAAGAATTCGAGGCCAGCTTCGAGAACCTCTCGGGCTTGGTCGCGGTCAGTTTCGGCGACGAAAACATCAGCACCGAAGCCGAAGACATCAGCGTCCTCCCCGTCCTACTTGGAGTGGACTTCAACGTCGACCCCATGTCGGGCATCTGCGCCGTCCGCAAAGACGACACCCTCTACGTTTTCGACGAAATCATGCTGACGGGCGGTGCCACCACCTGGGATTTCGCGGAAGAAGTCACCCGCCGCTTCGGCGTGGAGCGCCGCATCATCGCCTGCCCGGACCCCACGGGTGGCGCCCGCAAAACCAGCGGCGTGGGACTCACAGACCACAACATCCTCCGCCGCAGCGGTTTCAACGTCTCCAGCCCCCGCTCCCCCTGGAAAATCCGCGACAAAATCACCTGCGTCAACACCGCCTTACTGGACGCCTCTGGAGCCCGCCGCACTTACATCCACCCCCGCTGCAAAGAACTAATCAAGTCTCTTCGTACGTTGACTTACGCCCCCGGTACCGGCCTCCCCAACAAAAACCTTGGCGTTGACCACGCTTTCGACGCCTTCGGCTACATGTGTCTCCAACAATTCAACCTCGCCAAGATCGACACCCTCGGCCAAACCTCTTACCGCCTCTACTAACGACTTAGACTGCAGAAAATCGCTGGTGCGATGCCTCTCAAGCGCGGCTATTCCGAAAAAACCATCTCCGAAAACATTCGGATGTTGGTGAAGGAGGGTTATTCCCAAAAACAAGCCGCCGCTATTGCCTACGAGACAGCCCGCAAAGCGAAAAAGTCCGCCTCCAAGAGGAAAAAGTAGTTATGGCCGCCAAAAAGAAGGGTCTTTACGCAAATATCGCCGCCAAACGCAAGCGCATTGCTGCTGGCTCGGGCGAAAAGATGCGTAAACCCGGCTCTAAGGGCGCCCCAACCGCCAAAGCCTTCAAGGAAGCCGCCAAAACCGCCAAAAAGAGGAAGAAGTAATGGCCCTCACTATCACTCGTGGCACCAATCTGGTCGAGCACCACGAATCGACCGCGCTTACTGCCGTCAACGACGCCCTTGAGGTTCACGCCGACAGCAGCGAATTCACTTTTGCCGCTGTTGTGACAGGTGGCGCCAACTTCACGATGAAGTTCGAGGCCAATTTCAACGGCGGCGGCACGTGGTTTGAGCTCGACACCAGCAAAACCATCAACTCCAACGGCCAATACGCCTACTTCTATACCGGCAAGCCGGCAAATAAGGTCCGGATGCGCATTTCCGCCATTAGCTCGGGCACACCGAGCGTGGTGCCGATCATCGCGGTTGCTTACCACGGCTAGGCGAAATGTTGCCGTGATTTACGACAGTTAAGCAGTTAGACTCCGTGATATAGACCCTTCCCCTGTCTAGTCATGGCCATTCTTCGCGGCGAAGAAGGTTCTGTTCAGTTTGATGCAGCTGGCGCTACCAACGCAACCATCGTTGGCACCCGCAGCTGGACGCTGAACATTACCAAAGACACCCTTGATGTCACCGATCACGGCGACACCTTCCGCTCCTTTGTTGGCAGCCTGATTTCCGGCTCCGGCACCGTCGAGCTGGTTTACAACGCAGAGGCCACCGGCCAAGCCGCCTTCATCGAGGACGTGCTGACCACCGGCGACACTGCCGACGCCACCTTCGAGCTGTTCACCACCGGCAGCACCTCCGGTTCCGACTCCGTGAGCTTTGCTGGAATCATCACCAGCATGGACATCGCTTCCACCACCGGCGATCTGGTCGTTGCCACCTGCAACTTCGTGACCAGCGGCGCCATCACCGGCAACCTTGAATAAGGACCTGCCGGGAGGCTGAAGACATGGGAACCCGCATCTGCCCCGGTGGTTGTGTCCACATGGAGGTGGATGCGGAAACTCGCATGACCACAGCCACCTTCACTTTCCTGACCCCCACCGACCCCGGCGACTTTGGAGCGTTAATGACGCGCCTAGCCGCTGGAGTAGAGGTGATGATCGAAGTGGAGGACGAGGACGATGATTGAGCGTCGCGGCGAGAAATTTGCCGGCTACAACAAACCCAAACGCACCCCGAACCACCCGACCAAATCCCATGCCGTGCTGGCCAAGGAAGGGGACAAAGTGCGGTTAATCCGCTTCGGGCAACAGGGAGTCAGTGGCTCACCGGCGCGTAAGGGCGAGAGTGAAGCAGCAAAGAATCGCCGCGAAGCCTTCAAGGCTCGTCACGCGAAAAACATCGCAAAAGGCAAGATGTCAGCCGCTTACTGGGCGGATCGCACTAAGTGGTGACTAAATGACTTACTCCGTCCCTGGCCGCATCCGCACCCACCTCGTCAGCTCCACCTACATGGGCGGATCTGACAATCCCTTCACGCGTACTGCCGCCGTGATGGACCAGATGAAAGGCTGGGAAATCATGAAGGCCGTCACGCTTGGGACGGAATATCTGCGCGAGAACAGCGAAGCCTTCCTCCCACTGGAACCCCGCGAGGACTACACCGCCTACTTGGCACGAGTCAACCGCGCCGTCTTCTCGCCTTACACCCAGCGCCTAATCCGCGCCGCCGCCGGTCTGATCCTGCGTAAACCCATCACGCTGACCGGCGACCCCTACTGGAGCGAAGTTTTCGCCAAAAACGTCGATGGTTGCGGCTCTGACCTGGACGAGTACGCCCGCCGCAGCCTGATCTGCGCATTGACCTACGGCCACAGCCACACGCTGGTCGATTTCCCCGCACCAACTGGCGCCCGCAGCCTCGCCGAAGAACGCGCCCTCAACCGCCGCCCCTACTGGATTGAGATCGACCCAACCAACATCTATGGCTGGCGTCTCGACCGGGAGGTCAACTACGGCAACCTGATCCAAGTCCGCATCGCGGAAAAGGCTGTCCTTCCCGACGGCGACTTCGGCGAAAAGGTTTACGACCAAGTCCGCGTCATCGAACCTGGCCGTTACCGCATCTTCCGCCAACTGGAGACCAAGAAAGAGCAAGTCGGCGGCTTCCCCTATCCAAATGCCTTCGATGCGACGACCAGCACTTCTGACTTCGAGCTGGTGGAATCCGGCGATTACAGCCTGGGTGAAATTCCGCTGGTCACGCTGTACTCCAACAAGACCGACACGCTGGTCAGCAAGCCCCCACTGCTGGACATCGCTTATCTAAACCTGGCCCACTTCCAGCGCCAAGCCGACCTCATCCACAGTCTGCACATCGCCTCCCAACCAATGCTCGTCCTTGAGGGCTGGGACGACCAGACCAAGGACATGGCGGTCAGCGTGAACTACGCAATGGCCACCCAACCGGGCAACAAGGTCTACTACGTGGAGCCCGCGTCGAGCGCCTTCGAGGCCCAAACCAACGAAATCCGCGAACTCCAGCAGCAAATGGCGACGCTGGGGATTAGCACCCTCAGCCAGCAAAAGTTCGTCGCCGAATCTGCCGACGCCCGCCGTCTCGACCGCGTGGACACCAATTCCATGCTGTCGATGGTCTCCATGGACCTGGAGCAAACCCTACAAGGCGCCTTCAACTACGCCGCCAGCTACCTCCAGCTGGAACCCCCCGAAGTCAAGATCAGCCGCGACTTCGATCTCGACCGCTTGATTGGCCAGGACATCACCGCTCTGAACGCCCTCTTCGAGCAAGGCGTTTTGGACCGCGACGAGTTCCGCCAAATCCTGGTCCAAGGCGAAATCCTTCCCAGCGCAACCGAATCCATCGCCGAAGAGGAAGCACTAGAAACGCCCGAAGAGGAAGCTGTCGAAGCTGAAACCCCCGGCAGCGAAGACCAAATGGAACGCTTCATCCAAGCCCTGCTGCAGTAAACGATGGCGACCCAGCAAACCCTCACGCTGGCGCAAATCACCGCCCTGGTGAAGCTTGCCAGGCGCTTCGAGCAGTTCAACAACCTGCATTCCGGCGAAGGTCCACCGGGCGACCAAGGCACCGTCGGCGACTGGTACGTCGATAGCACCACCAAACGCCTTTACGGTCCCAAAACCGAGGCGGGTTGGACAGGCCAACCCGTCGCCATTGGCACCCAAAACCTCGACGGCACACCGCGCTCCACCGCACTTAAAACCTCCGAGGACGGCGTCAAAGGGGATAAAGGCGACAAGGGCGACACAGGCGACACCGGCCCCCAAGGTATCCAAGGAGATACCGGCCCCGCCGGCGCCACTGGCGCAACAGGTGCCACCGGACCCCAAGGCCCGCAAGGCATCCAAGGCGACCAAGGTCCCCAGGGTGATACCGGACCCACTGGAGCAACCGGACCCCAAGGTGCGCAAGGACCTCAAGGTGACACGGGACTAACCGGCGCCACTGGTCCCCAAGGACCCCAAGGCGACACAGGACCCCAAGGCCCCGAAGGTCCCCAAGGACCTCAAGGCGACACCGGCCTCACTGGTGCAACTGGCGCCACCGGTGCTCAAGGACCCCAAGGACCCGCCGGTTCCGACGCATTTGTGGACGTTGGCACTACTGCCGAACGCCCCGTGTCACCCACAACCGGATTTATTCGATACAACACCACTGAAAACCGTTTTGAGGGATATAACGGCAGCGCGTGGTTAAATCTTTCGCCGGCAAACATCGACGAACTTGGCGCAACTGTCTAAATCTTCTTTTGTTGTAGACTAAAAACGCACTCGTTTCTTTGTCATGGCTGAGTCTCTTGACAAAGTTCTGCAGCCCGACGGCAGCTACAAGTGGCAACTTGTAGATCTCAACGACACCTACGTGGGTCGTGCCAAGGCCGAACCCGCCAAGGAGCCTGTCAAGGAGCCTGCAGAACAAGCGCGTCCCAAGCGCCGCACCAAGTTTTCCGACACCCCTACTGAAACCCCCGACTTCTAAATATGGAAGAGCACGTCATCCAGGAGACGCCCGTGGTGACTCCTGACCAGCCCGTGGCTGGAGCCGACACCGCTCCCCAACCTGACCAATCAGCTCAACTTCGAGCTGAATACGAAAGTCAGATTGCTGCGTTGAAGACTCAAGCGGTTGAAGCCGAGGAAAAATTCCAAGGCATCAAGACCAAGCTTGACGAGGTCTACAGAAAACAGGACGACCAGCGCAAGAAAACGCTGGAAGACCAAGGTCAGTGGAAAGACCTCTGGGAGGAAGCCAACCGCACCGCCCAGGAAAAAGACCAACACATTGCCGACCTGAATCGTCAACTAGACGATCTTCGTTCTTCCAACGAGAAAGCGGCAATGCGCACATCTGCCTTGGCTGCAATCAGCCAGGCCGGTGCAATCAACGCGGAGCAAATGCTCCAACTTCTGCAAAACAACCTCCGCAAGAATGACGACGGTCGCGTCGTAATCCTTGACGGCGGCGTGGAGCAGGACGTCACCGCCTACCTCTCGAACCTCAAGAACCCCGGTTCCGGCTTCGAGCATCATTTCAAGCCAAGCAGTGCAGCTGGAATGGGCGCTAAACCCACTCCAAACGCCACGATTGCGCCTGGAATGACTAATCCTTACAAGGAGGGTAGTATTAACCTAACGAGGCAAATGGCCTTGGAAGCTAGCGACCCCGATCTTGCAGCTGTGCTCAAGAGAGAAGCGGGCCGCTAAGTCCCCGTGGGACACCACTCAAGTCTGTGACTTGAACCACGTAAACCTTTCCCCTGGAGTTTGAAATGGCCGCGCCGTTTCAGAACTATTCCGGCGGTGTCCTTCTGGCGGACATCGTCAA